TTATGGTGAAATATTTACAGGAAGTGTTGTAATAAGTGCAGGTGTTGATACTGAACAGGTGAGAGCATGACAAACAAGCCTAGAATTATAAGAGGTGCTGGTGGTCCTCCTCCTCCCTCTAATCCACCACAACCAACTAGAACTCCTGATACTTTACATAGTCGTCAGTTTGCTACCTTACTTGACCTGATATCAGAAGGAGAGATAGAAGGTTTTGCCACTGCTTCCAAAGCTGGACTAACAAAAGGTACAACTGCATATAACAACGCTGCTCTGAAAGATATATTTTTGAACAATACAGCTATATTGCAATCCAGTGCCAGTAATACAAGTCCTGTCAGTACTGATTTTAATTTTCAAGATGTAAGTTTCACTCCCAGATTTGGTACGTCAAATCAGGAACATATCAGTGGTATAGAAAGCAGTCAGTCAATAAATCCTGTAGGTGTAACAGTTACAAATTCTACTCCTGTAACCAGAACAATAACTAACTCTGATATTGATGCGGTAAAGGTGACAGTAACTTTCCCTCAAATACAGGTTGCTACCGATAAAGGAGATTTACTTGGTAGCACTGTAAATCTTCAGATTCAAATTCAATATAACGGTGGTGGATTCACAACTTTAATAGATGATACCGTCACTGGTCGTACTGCTGACGCTTACCAAAAAGAATATCGTGTAAATCTTACTGGTTCTTTCCCTGTTGATGTAAAGGTTGTAAGAGTAACTGCTGATGCTACATCTGCTAGTACTGTAAATACTTTTCAATTTACAAGTTTTACTGAAATTATTGATGATAAACAGACTTATCTGAACAGTGCATATACGTCATTAAGGCTTGATTCTCAACAATTCAGTTCAATTCCATCAAGAAAATATCGTATCAGAGGAATAAAAGTAAGGATTCCAGGTGCAGGTGCTAGTAGTTCGGGCACTCCAACTGTGGATAGCACAACTGGTCGTATTGTTTATCCCGATGGTTACATTTTTAATGGAGTCATGGGTGCTGCTACATGGTGTTCATGCCCTGCGATGATACTTCTTGATCTTCTAACAGATACAAGATATGGGTTTGGAGATCATATAACAGATAGTTCTCTTGATCTTTTTTCTTTTGTTACTGCAAGTAAGTTTGCAAATACTTTGGTTGATGACGGATTTGGAGGGCAGGAGGCCAGATTTAGTTGTAATGTAAATATTCAGAACAGCAACGAAGCATTTGATCTCATAAATGAACTTGCAGGGGTTATGCGTTGTGTTCCTATATGGTCTGCTGGATCAATAGAACTTACACAGGATAGTCCAAAAGACAGTTCTTATCTATTCAGTCTTGCCAATGTAACTGAAGCTGGATTTAATTATTCTGGTAGTAGTCTTAAAGCAAGACATAGTGTTGTTTCTGTGTCCTACTTCAACATGGATTCACAGGAGGTGGATTTTGAAGTCGTAGAAGATAGCACTTTAATTAGTAAAATCGGAACTGTTGTAAAACAGGTAAAAGCATTTGCGTGTACTTCAAGAGGGCAAGCTGCCAGATTGGGTCGTGCAATACTTTTCAGCGAGAACAATGAATCTGAGACAGTTACATTTACAACTTCAATTGATAGCGGTGCTGTATGCAGACCAGGAAGTGTCATTGAAATAAACGATCCAGTTAGAGCAGGGGTAAGAAGATCAGGAAGATTAAAAGCTGTTGCATCTACAACTGTGATGACGGTTGATGATACATCTGCTACTGATTTACCTACAACAGATCAACCTAAAATGTCTGTCATACTGCCTGATGGGACGATTGAGACTAAGGATATAAGTGGTATTTCCAGTGGTGTTGTGACAGTATCGAGTGCTTTTTCTCAGACACCAAATGTTAATACTGTCTGGATGATTTCAAATGCTAATGTTTCATCACAATTATTCAGAGTAATAAATATAGAAGAGCAGGATGGAATTAACTATGTAGTGACTGCTTTATCTTACAAAGCTGGAAAATATAGTTTTATTGAAGATGGATCTACATTACCTACAAGGACTGTTTCCCTATTAACAGAATTAAAAAATCCTCCTTCTGGTTTACAGGCAGAAGAAAAAATTGTTGCTATCAATAATAATGCTATTTCCAAGTTAATTGTAAGTTGGCAACCAGTGATAGGTGTTACCCAATATCAAGTCAACTATAGATTTAATAACGGTAATTATGTTTCAACCACAGTTTCATCTCCTGATTTTGAAATATTCAATACATCTGTTGGAACGTATGAAATACAAGTTTTTAGTTATAACGCTTTATTGGAAATAAGTGCAACTTCCAGTGATATTACTTTTGAGGCTGTTGGTAAAACAGATCCTCCTGCTGATATTACAGGTCTAACTTTTGAACCTATCACAGATAAATTGATGAGACTCAGATGGAATCTTCCTACAGATGTTGATGTGATTCATGGTGGTCGTATTTATGTAAGACATACACCTGTATCAGATGGTACTGGAACATTTTCAAATGCAACAGACTTAATTCAAGCTTTGGCAGGAAATACAACTTCTGCGGAAATTCCTATTTTAGAAGGTGAGGTAATACTTAAAACACAGGATGATGGAGGACGTTTCAGCGTTGGAGAGACAAGTGTAATTATTGATCTTCCAGAAGCACAACCTTCGTTAGTTACGCAGACAAGAAGAGAAGATCAGGACAGTCCTAAATTTCAAGGAACGAAATCAAATGTAAATTTTGATTCTGGTAGTAATTCTATAAACCTTAGTGGTACAGGTCAGATTGATGATGTAACTGATTTCGATGCAGAAGCAAGTCTTGATGATTTAGGAGGTGTTAGTGCTTCTGGTACTTATGATTTTGGTGGAACAGCTGGTGGTACTACTTTAGATTTAGGAGGTGTTTTTGCTCTTGATCTTAAAAAACACGTTAAATCACAGGCTGTCTATCCAAATGATCTGATAGATAATAGAGGTCTTATTGATAATATTCAAGATTTTGATGGTACTTCTTCTGTTGATGTAAACGCTGAAATGCTTGTGAGAGTAACAACAGATGATCCCAATTCTGGTTCACCTACTTATACAGACTTTCAGAAATTCGCAAATGGAACTTATAGAGGTAGAGGATTTCAGTTTAGAGCAAATCTAACTTCTGGAGATCCAGCACAAGATATTCAAGTGACTGAATTAGGTTATACTGCCAGCTTGCAGAGAAGGACAGAACAAAACGCAACAGCTATTGCCTCTGGAGCAGGTGCTAAGAGTGTGACCTTTGACCATCCTTTCTTCGTGGGTACTAGCAGTTTATTAGGTGCAAATTCACATTTACCATCTGTAGGTATTACAGCTTTAAATATGTCATCTGGAGATATTTTTGAATTAAGTAGTATAAGTTCGACAGGATTCACTGTGCATTTTAAAAATAGTTCTGGAAGTTCAATAAATCGAAACTTTAACTTTACTGCTGTTGGGTTTGGTAAAGGTGGATAAAACAGATATACTAAGAAAAATTACTGTTTTTTAAATGGCAAGAGTTGATAATACTGGAGGATCAGGTTTTACCGTTGATAATGGTACAGGTCTTGTCGTCCGAACAAAATTAAACCAGGTAATTGGTGCACTCAGTACTTTGAATCAAGGTTCTGGTGAAATGTCAATAGGTGTTGCAGCTTACGTTCCACATATTGATGGTAATACTTTAATGCCTTTGTAAGTTTAGGTGATGTAAGTCTTGCAAACTTTGGTCATGCTTCACTTTCCTCTGCCAACACTTTTACTGCAAGAGCAACATTCAGTGTAACTTCTTCGATTACCTTACCTAGTGGAACGACAGCACAAAGGGATGGAAGCCCTGCGGTTGGAATGATACGTCACAATAGTGAGACTAATAGTTTTGAAGGATATAACAATGGTGCTTGGGGTTCGTTAAGTGGTGCAAGTGGAATATCAAACGTAGTTGACGACACTTCCCCGCAACTCGGGGGCAATCTTGATTTGCAAGCGTTCGAGTTAAATACATCTACATCTAATGGAAATTTAAAATTAAATCCAAATGGAACTGGTGTGGTAGAGGTAAAGGGTGATGGAAGTAGCACTAATGGAAAAGTACAACTTAACTGTTCACAAAATAGTCATGGTGTAAAACTTGAATCACCTGATCATTCAGCTAGTCAGTCCTACACAATAAAATTGCCTGATAATCAAATTGCTGCAAATAAATTTTTAAAAGTAAAAAGTATATCTGGATCGGGTTCAACTGCTATAGGCCAATTAGAATTTGCAGATGGCAGTGGAGGAGTAACAAGTGATGCTCAACAAAATACTGTAGCTGGTACAAATGCGGGAGCTAATTTTAGTGGCACAAGTGCAGAACGTAATTCATTATTTGGATATCAGGCTGGAGTATCAGTAACAACTGGAGATGATAACTCAGCATTTGGTAGGTCTTCATTAGAAGCAACTACAACAGGATCACAAAACACCGCAGTAGGTGTGGCTGCATTAAACGCAAGCCAAACTGCATCAAGCAACACTGCTGTTGGCTATCACTCTTTGTTATCAAACACAACTGGAGCTTCAAACGTAGCTGTGGGTGCTTTAGCTTTAGATGCTAATACTACTGGGGATGCTAATACGGCTATTGGACAGCAAGCTTTAGGATCAAATACCACCGCAAGTGATAATGTTGCTGTTGGTAGATCAGCTTTACTATCAAACACAACTGGAACTGCAAATACTGGTATAGGAAGAAAATCTTTAGAACAAAGCACAACTGCCAGTAACAATACTGCTCTTGGCTATTTTGCTTTAGCAGCAAACACAACTGGAGCAAGCAACACAGCCGTAGGCTCTGGAGCTTTAGATGCTAACACAACGGCTAGCAGTATAACAGCAGTAGGAGCAAATTGTTTAGGGGCTAATACTACGGGCGGAACAAATACTGGAGTCGGTTCTGCTGCTTTATTATTGAACACCACAGGACATAATAATTCGGCAATGGGTGGAGGAGCAATGTTTTATAACACCACAGGATATTATAATTCTGCGTTTGGTGCTAACGCTTTATACCACAATACGACTGGATATAGTAACACGGCTATTGGCTATCAATGCTTGTATGATAATACAACTGGATTAAATAATACAGCTGTAGGTCATGGTTGTTTAGATGATAATACTACGGCAAATAATAATACTGGTGTAGGTTATCTAGCTTTAGCTACAAACACAACTGGGGCACAGAATACTGGTCTTGGTGCATATGCCCTAAATGCAAACAGTACAGCATCCAACTGCACAGGGGTTGGTTATGCTTCTCTTTATAGCAATACTTCTGGAAGTGATAATACTTCTTTAGGTTATTATACTTTATTTTCTAATACGACTGGATATAGCAACACTGCTCTTGGCCATAACGCATTAACAGCAAACACAACTGGTGCAGGTAATGTTTGTGTAGGTAAAAATGCTGGTCAAGCAGTAACTACAGGAAGCAACTTGGTGCTTCTAGGAATGGACTCCGGAACTTCAGGTTCTCCTGGCGGACTGCTACAGAGTAGTGTTGACTATATTATTTTAGGGAATAATTCTCATACTTATCTTGCTGCAAAAATTTCATTAAGTGTTACTTCTGACCAAAGAGATAAATCAGATATTAAAGACTTTACGCCTGGATTATCGTGGATTAATAAATTAAGACCTGTGACATATTATTGGGATCAAAGATCAGATTACAGTGATGATTTAAGTGTTGTTCCTAATGGGACTCATAAGAAGACTAAATTAAACATTGGTTTAATCGCACAAGAGGAACTCGAAGTTGAGAAAGAACACGGTTTTGGTAATAATAGAGATGATATGTTGATCACAGATTTATCAGAGGATGGTAATAGTTTCTCAATGAAATATGAAAGGCTCGTACCAATACTTGTAAATGCAATAAAAGAGTTATCAGCAAAAGTCACAGCCCTCGAAGCAGGGTAAACTGTAAACAAATCTATTTTTAATTATGGAAGAAAGAACCGCAGATGAAATCGCAACAATCTTTTCTGCTGCTGGTGATAGCGTAACTGTCATCAATACCGCCAAGACATCAGATGAAACTGACGATGAATACAAGGACAAGATCAAGCGTAATGTCGAGCATCTTGAAATTATCAAGGCATATAAAAAACTTGATGGAACGACTTCTATCTGGACATCTGAATCATTTACAGATATAGATAAAGCTATTACTGACGGTAAAAAACTTTATTAATTTATGAATTTACAAGAAAAACTTACACAATTAGCTGTTGAAAGAGAACA